AGTTCAGACCCAGTTCGGTGCCACCGACCTGGGCGCCTTTCATGAACACCACGCGTTCGATGGGAGACATGGGTGACAAGCAATCCATGATCTCGCGCAGATAGGGCGTGCGGCTGGTGCGCCAGCGCCCCGGTTCGGAGGCAGCTTTGCTGGATAGCACCCGGTGCTTGTCGGCCCATTCGGAGACAGTCAGCAGGGGATCGGGCGTCAGACCCTCGCGCCAGGCACGCTCAATGGCGTCCCAGCCTTCGTAAAAGACCTCGTCCATGGGGTTAATCCACCTTGGGCTGCAAATCACCCAGGTCTTGCAGCTGCTGGCGCACGGCGGCGTCCAGTGCCACATGCAAGACGTGCGGATCAACCCCAAGACCTGCAGCCATCTGCGACGAGATGCGTGCCGGCCAGTTGAGCCAGGCGTCGCGCTCAGCACGGGCGAGCTTGAACACGTGGGCCACAGCCTGTGACCGATCGACCAGTTCGCCCTTGAGACGCGCCAGGCGGACCTTGTTGGTTTGCGCCTTGACCACTTCGTTGACGGTGCGGGCCTGAAGCAGCGAAGTGCCACCAGAAGACAGCGCCGGGGTAGGCGGCTCTGGCGTTTCACGTTGCGTCCGTGCGGTAGCTTGCGGCGTTTCGAGGGCTACTGCGGACACCTGCGGGGCAGGTTTTTCGGTGACCGAGTCAGCTACCGACCGCCGGGTCGGCGTGGTGTTGGCTGCCCACTGGGCATCGGCCATCACCGGATCAATGGTGCCATCGGGCAAGGGCGTGATCCGCCCGGTGTCGATGGCCTTTTTGACAGCCACATGCGACACCCCTCGGTAGCGCGCGTAAGCGCGAATGGACAGTCCCATGTGTTCTTCAACTCAGTGCAAGTGGGTGGCCTCCTGGATGCGATTGGTCATGCAAAGGCGAGTGAATCACCCGGGATAAGAAAGAGCTTGGCTTTGGGTGCGAACAGCGCGTCAATCACATCGCCCTCAACACAACCGTCACAAGAAAGGCCAAAACGATGAACAAGCAAAGTACCCAGCACATCCAAGACCTGCTTGAAAAGATCGCACTCGATCACCTTTTCATCCAGACCCTGGAAACAAAAATGAGCGACCGCCTCGACTTTCATGAGGTGAGCGTCTGGGGTGTCAAAAGCGCCCTAGAGGCTGCCTTTGAAGCGGGCCGCTTGGCCGCCACGCAATCGCCAACGCAGTCCAACCCAAAATGAAAGGTTCAACATGACCACCCAACTCACACCTGCACAACTCACACCCGCCCAGCAAGCCATCCTGGATCACGCCCATCTGCACTCCGAAGGGAAGATCGAATGGTTCCCTGACAACATCAGGGGCGGCGCGCGCCAAAAAGTGATCGACGGTTTGTTCAAGCGCGCCCTGATCACCTATGACGGCAAGGCCTGGTTCCTGGCCGCCGAAGGCTATGACGCGCTAGGCGTACCTCGCAAGGCACCCCTGAACGTCCAAGATCTGGATACGGTCATCGAAACCGCACAGCAGTCCAAACCACGGACCCGAGACAACAGCAAACAAGCGCAAGTGATCGCTATGCTGAAACGCCCCGAGGGCGCCACCATCGCGCAGATTTGTGAGGCCACCGGATGGATGCCGCACACCGTGCGCGGCACCTTTGCCGGTGCCTTCAAAAAGAAATTGGGGCTGCAAATCACCTCGACGAAAGAGTCGGGAGCAGACCGGAATTACCGCGCCGCTTAAGCAGGAGCCACGCCATGAAAACAATGACCATCAGTATCGAAAGAAAGCCCTTGACCGTTGAGATCAACGGGCAAGTGATTGAAGTTGAAGAACTCAGCGTTCGCCTGCCCTTTGCGCGCAAACCGGCAGACCTCAAAGACATGGGCGCCAGCGAGGACTGCGCGGTGTACGTCACTGAGACACGGTGCATGACAACCGAGGAGTTCGATGGCTTTGCGGCCAACCTGCAGGTCTCGCGAGACTGGCTATCTGGCAAAGGCGGTTACGTTGGCCAGGGCCGTCTGTGTGTTGAAGTGCATGCACCTGGTCGACCGTTCCTGTATGTGGATCCCAGTGGCAGCGACTACGGAAGTTATGTTGCGGCCATATTTATGTGATCCAAGATTGGTTTCTCACTAGAAAGGGCATCTCCAACCCGTGTCTTGACACAACATAATTTCAGCGTTCAGCTGGCAGGTCCACCAACTTTTGGAGACTTGCCATGTTTGACTACCTATACGCCAAGCAATATGCCATTCAGAGGCAGCGCGATGGTTTATTCGCTCAGGAACGTGAGCGCTATCTACAGCACTGTCATTCGACGGGAAGCACGCGTGTCACCTTGCAGGTCAAAGGCCAGGCACTTTTGCGATTTGCCAACCACATGCGAATCAGCGATCGAAATGGCATGGATCGACAGCGATTTGATGAAATTGTCGGTCTTGTCACGGAAAGCAATCCGAGCCCTGGTGCAATTTATGGAGTGAAAAAATGCAGTCAGCCATGGCTCCGATTTCTTGGCTGGCTGGTAGAGCCAGAGAATCCGAAATTTTTCATCGAGGAGCTTGAAAGCTACGTATCTTGGATGCGCGACGAACGAGGTCTGTCCTCTTCGACAATCGAGCAGTGGACAGAACGACTGACATCATTTCTTTGTTGGTATGGTGGCAGGGGAAAAAAATTCTCACAGATCAACATCCATGACATCGACGCTTATTTCGTGGAAATGGGTAAAAACTGGGGGAGAACCTCATCCGCATACATAGTCACCATGCTGCGGGTCTTTCTGCGACATGCTGCATCCACGGGAAAATGTGATGCTCGTCTACCCACACTGATTGATCGCCCTCGAATTTACAGGGATGAAGGGTTGCCTTCAGCACTTGAATGGCCCGACGTCCGGCGTCTACTGACAAATGCGGATTCCGGCGCGTCGAATGACATTCGAGATCGGGCCATCATGATGCTGATGGCCATTTATGGGTTGCGAACATGTGAGGTCGCTTCCTTGCGTCTCGATCAAATTGATCGAAAAAATTCAACACTGTTGATTCAGCGCGCCAAGAATCGAAGACCGCAGATCTATCCACTGATCGCCTCTGTGGCAGACGCTTTAGATCAGTACATCAGTACCGTTCGACCTGCAGTCGAATGCCCAGAAGTTTTTATTCGATTTGCAGCCCCACTATCTCCGATATCTCGAGCGGGATTGAGTACAACAGTACATCGCAGAATCAAAGAACTTGGCGTATCAATCAAGCGATCAGGTCCACATTCACTCCGTCACGCATGTGCCGTCAGGCTGCTCTCAGAGGGGTTCAATCTAAATGAAATTGGTGATCACCTTGGTCACCAGAGTGCATCTGCAACCAGGGTGTATGCCAAGACAGATGTGAGGGCATTACGTGAAGTCGCGGCATTTGATCTGGGAGACTTGTCATGAAAGTCTCTCAAGTCATCAGCTGCTATCTCGTGTCGCGTCGATCGGTCGGTGTCAGATTGGAAAGCGCTGAGCGCACGCTTTACCAATTCGCAAAGACAGTGGGCGACTGTGAATTCAAGAGGGTCTCACCTAAATCAGTGTCCAAATTCCTCATGGGATCTGGCTCAATTAGCAACTCTTGGTACCTAAAATACAAACTCTTGAATGGACTGTACCGATATGCCATAGCTCGTGGATATGTTGACAAGGCACCACTGCCGAGCGATATCCCGGCATTGCCGCCATCGCTGACGCCGCATGTTTACTCGACTGAAGAGATTCAACGATTACTTGATGCCACAGTGGTCATCAACAATCCGTGCTGTCCATTGCAAGCATCTTCTCTGAAGTCGCTTCTGATCTTGTTGTATGGCACGGGACTTCGTGTCAGTGAAGCTTTGTCGCTGAAGATTTCGGACATCAATCTTGCTGAAAAAATCATCACAGTACGTGATACCAAGTTCTACAAAACGCGGCTGGTCCCACTGGGTGAAAGGGTTTCAGAGGAGCTCAAGCACCACATAATCCGACGAAATTCTCTTCCAATGCCAGACGGAGTGGATTCAGCTGTATTTGCCATCCGATCTGGTTCTGCTCTTGGGTACAGGCAGGTCAACGATTGGTTTGTTCAGGTTAGAAACGCTGCAAGAATAGGTGCCCCACCGGGTGAAAAAAAACCACCGCGATTACATGACCTCCGTCACACTGCTGCAGTGCACAGAGTCATTCACTGGTATCGATCTAACGAGGATGTACAACGTCTCCTTCCCCATTTGGCGACGTATCTCGGCCACATCAAAATTAAATCCACACAGCGTTATTTGACGATGACTCCAGAACTCCTGGAGGAGGCAAGTCTCAGGTTTGCTGTGTACGCCGAAATGGAGGTCGATCATGCGTGATCTCAACCTCCTCGGCCCGTGGGTTCGTCGATTTCTGCTTGAGCATTTGGTGGCTGAAAGGAATCTGTCGCACAACACCCAAATCAGCTATCGCGACACCTTGTCATTGCTATTGCCATTTGCAGGCACCAAGATGCGCAAATCAGTTGACCGTCTGAACGTCTTTGATATCTCGCCTGGTGTCATTAGATCCTTCCTGGAAACAATCGAATCGGTCAGAAATTGCAGTGTCGCGACAAGAAATCAGCGCTTGGGCGCCATTCATTCCCTTGCAAAATTTATCGGGATGCGCTCGCCAGAACATGTTTCGTGGTGTGCAGAGGTAAGGTCAATTCCGTTCAAAAAATCGGCCAAGCCAATGATCGGCTATCTGGACAAACCTGAGATGGATGCGTTGTTGAATCAACCGCTCAGATCTACAGGCCAGGGTGCACGGGACTATGCCTTGCTACTGTTCCTGTACAACAGTGGGGCTCGTGCTGATGAGGCCGCAGGTCTCACCATCGATTGCGTACAAGTGGGTACATCACCTTGTGTCCGCATTCTTGGCAAAGGCAACAAGTTGAGGTTGTGCCCCCTTTGGCCCTTGACGGTGGCAGCACTTAAGCCGTTGATTTCTGACCGAGATGGCAAGGATCGTGTATTCCTTGGTCGAACAGGCGATCCAATGACACGGTTTGGGATCCATCGACTGGTCACAACTTATGCTGCGCTGGCCCTTGGAAATCAAAAGCCACTGAAATGCACACGTGTAAGTCCACACACCATCCGACACACAACAGCCGTTCATCTACTTCGAGCAGGCGTAGACATCAATACCATCCGTGCCTGGTTGGGGCATGTCTCAATTGATACCACTCACATCTATGCCGAGGTAGATCTTGAAATGAAGGCCAAAGCCCTGGCCAGTGTGAATATTGAGTCGCTGCCCAAACCCTCAAGCAAGAGAGGGTCAAACAAGTCTGTGATGACCTTTCTGAGCACCTTGTGACGCAATGTCGGAAATTATGTGCGCACGATTGCCTTTGCCTCCTCTGAGAGTCAAGTGGCGTGGTGATCTGTGCACATAAATATGGCCGCAACATAACGGGCGTTATGTTGACGTCAACATAACGGAAGATACGTGGCCCGCCTGGGTTAGGTGCCTCACTGCACAGCGCTGATTTTGTTCAATCAAAGCCTTGACCGAAGGTGACCCGTCTATCGTTAACGCCTCACGCGGGCGTACGCGCGCGGTGGGAAGGGATAACGATTTGCCGGTCACTTTCGGTCACCCATAGGGTTCAGACGATGGGTTTCAGTCATCGCGATAGGGCATGTAGCCACTCATTTCGCGGGGCTTGAGCGACAGACCAGACAGGGCTTTCGCTCCGCCATGCAGGCGTGTGCGTGCAAAACCACGGTTGATGAGTTGCTGGGTCAGCCAGCGGCTGGTGCCCACGTATTCACCGCGTCGCTCGGCCCGTTCGCGCCAGCGCTGGTAGATCGCAGAAATCGCTTCGCGCGCCACGGCCGACTGTTGACAGTCCTCATCCAGAAACTCGCCAATGGCGTCTTCCTCTTCGAAGTACTCGTCCGTGGCGTCCAGCACTTGCTGCGGTGGATCCAGTCGTCCCAGGCGTTGCCAGGCGAGACACCCTTCCAGTGCCCACGCCAGGATGCCGTCACGCTCAGCCAGCAGCTTTTGCTGCAGGTGCTTGTCGCGTTTTTCCGGCGGCACGGTGATCGTGAACGGGATCAGGTGCAGACGCCGCTTCATGGCCTCGTCGATGTTGCGAATCGCTGGTTTGTGATTACCCGCCACAAAAAGCTTGAAGTGCGGGAAGAACTCGAAGAAGTCCTGTCGCATGAAGCGCGCCGCGATCTTGTCGCCCCCGGTCAAGTTTTTGACCTTGGACTCGGCCCAGCGCCGGCCCTGCTCAGTTTCAATGGCAGCCACAAAGCGTGCACCGCGCAGGCCTGCCATATCGGTTGGGTGACGGTCGGTGCGCGTTTCCATGAAGGTGTCCATGGGCGCGTTGGTGGCGTAGTCGCCCAGGATGTCGGCCAGCGTGTTAACGAACACCGACTTGCCGTTGGCACCGGTGCCGTACAGGAAGAACAATGCGTGCTCGCGGGTGGAGCCGGTCAACGCGTAGCCCACCATGCGCTGCAGGTAGTCCTGCAGGTTCTGGTCGCCGCCGGTCACGTCATTCAGAAACGAGCGCCACTGGGGGCACTCACCGCGCGGCGTGGCCGTGGTGATCTTGGTCATGCGGTCCGCACGGTCGTTGGCGCGCGTGCGACCGGTCTTGAGATCGACCACGCCACCGGGGGTATTGAGCAGCCATGGGTCAGCATCCCACTCATCGGTGGTTGCGGCATGGCGACGATCCGCACGGGCCAGACGCTCCACTCCACCCACGGTGCCAGAACTGGCCAGCTTGGCGGCAACCTTGCGATCCTCCGCACGCAATGCAGTCTGACGGCACACGCTGCGGATCAGATCGGTGGCGGCGAGCGTGTCCTCATTGCGCCAGCGTTGTCCGTCCCACACCAGCCATCGACCCCAGGCGGCCACGTAGCGCCAGTCGCGGTGGTAGCGGCGGGTGAAGGCCAGCGCCAGCGCATCCTCCGTGCCCCACACCGACTCGTCACTGCTGACCACCGGTTCCGCATCTTCAGCCACGGCGTGGATCTGCATGCGTGGTCCATGCACGAGAAAGGACGCGACATCAAAGCCTTCGGCAATGGCGTCGGCCGCATCCCAACCTTCAGCTGCTTCCTGGGGCGGATACAGGATGTGGCAGGACCTGGCACCGGCGTCCAACACCGCCTGCGCAGCATTGGCCGCATACTCCCAGCCCGGTTTATCGCGGTCGGGCCAGATCAACACAGCCTTGCCTTCCAAGGGCGTCCAGTCGGTCTTGTCGACCGGGGCATTGGCGCCGTGCATGGCCGTGGTGGCGGCAACGCCAGCATTGATCAGCGCCTGCGCGCACTTCTCGCCCTCAACCAACACGACTTGAGCGGCGTCCTTCATCCCCGGCTGGTTGTACAGCGGCCTGGGGTCGGGAGGCGCAATCTTGCGTCGCTTGACGTCCCATGGGCGGAATTCCTTCTTGCCACCAGGCGGGTCGTAGCGGTAGACGATGGCGATCAGATGCCCGGCTGCATCGAAGTAGTCCCACTTGGCCGTGGCTGGGCCCAGATCGTCGAGCGGAGCCTCTTTCTTC